CCTTCGCCGAGGAAGAGCGCAAAGCCGAGCAGATTGCTCACCTCGACCAGCAGAACGGCGAGATCCTCGGCAACATCGGCGCCACCCACGACCGCTTCACGGTCGACCCGGTGGTGCTGGCCTTACCTCAGGCCGAGCGGAACCGCATCATGGCCATCGAGGGCGCGGGTCTCGGTCTCGAAGGACGCAAGCTCATCGTCGAAGAAGGGCTCAAAGCCCTGGAGAAACACTGGAAAGCCGAGGGCGCCAAGGACGCGGAAGACAAACTGCGCCGCAACCCCGCTTTCCGCAAACAGGTCCTGAACGAGTTTCGCCGAGGCATGAGCGAGCCCGAGTTCATCGGCAGTGGCGCTCCCTCGGCGAATGACAAGAACGTCTCGAACTTGCTTCGAGGCCAACTGGGCTCCAGACGCTCACTCTAGTGAACGTTAGGTGCATTTGAAAGAGGCTACCGTAGATGCCATATAACACGATCGGAACAAGGGCCACACCCGGCACCGGGCCGCTGATCCCGGAAGACGTTCAGAAAGAGATTGTGCAATCGGTCGAGCAAAAGTCAGCAGCACTGCGACTTATGCCGCATGTCACCATGAAAAGGGCTCAGCAAAGAATCCCGGTGATGTCGCAGTTGCCAGTCGCATACTGGTTGACAGGTGCATCATTAGATGCACGTGATATCGGCATGAAACAGACCACTTCCGTTGCTTGGGACAATGTATATTTAAACGCAGAGGAGATCGCGGTCATCGTCCCGATCAGCAAGAATTTGCTGGACGACATCGACTACGACTTCTGGACCCAGGTCAAGCCCAAGGTCACCGAAGCGTTTGGCGTGGCCCTCGACGAGGCGATCTTCTTTGGCAACAACGCGCCATCAACCTTCCCCACCAGCATCGTGGCCTCGGCGTCGGCCGCGGGCAACCTGATCATCGCCGGCGCCACCACCCCCGACTACCTCGCCGACGTCAACGCGGCCATGGCTGCGGTGGAAAGCGACGGCTTCGACATCACCGGGTTCTGGGCACGGCGCCAGGTCAAGTCCAAGCTCCGCGGCTTGCGGGCCACCACCAACGAGTTGCTGTGGTACCCGGACACGGCCCCGACCGCGTCTGCCGACACAGGCTCACTGTACGGCGAGCCGATCATCTTCAGTAACGCCGGCCTTAGCGGGTACGTCACGGGCGCGGCCAACTACTCGATGATCATGGGCCAGTGGGACCAGAGCATGCTCGCGATTCGCGAGGATATCTCAATGGAACTTTTTGACACGGGCGTCATCACCGACAACGGCAGCCCGCCCGTCATCCAGTTCAACCTGCTCCAGCAGGACATGGTGGCCCTCCGCGTCATCGCCCGGTTTGCGTGGGCCGTGCCAAATCCCGTGAATCGCCAACAGCCGACCAAAGCCTCCCGCTATCCGTTTGGTGTTGTGCAACAGAAGGCGGCCACGGGGGGAGAAGGTTGACATAATATTGGCTGATGGACGAGGGCTAACGGGTTCCCTTGATGCGAGCTTTCGACGCGGCAGCGCGCTTCTTGACCGAGGCATTGCGCTCGGGGTCATTGGCGTACCGCTGCTGGTCAATGATTCGCGCACAAGCGCGGCATTGTCGATATCCATTCGACGTTGTCCGCGTGTTCTCGGGCGTGTACTCGTGACCTCGTTTGCAGTGTGTCCGTGCAGCGGGTGGGGGAAGGACTTCCTTCCCTTCCGCTACGCGACGCGTAGCGTAGGCAGCGTTGCGCTTGGGACGCAGACGGTCCTGGTTGGCAGCGTAGTATCCCTCTGCGCAGGTTCGGCAGCGTCGTCCACCGTCCGTGAGGAGAATGGTGTTCGTTTCGTCATACGGGTGACCCTGAGGACAGTGTGTCTTTCGAGCGTGTATCGCCGGAGCCCCGTAACCGCGCATGACGTTTTCTTTGGCTGTGACAGGTTCAAGGTGAGCAGGGTTGACGCACGATCGGTTGCGGCACAGGTGATCAAGCACCAGCGTGGACGGGATTGGTCCTACGAGCCACTCGTATGCCAGGCGATGTCCAAGACGGTTTCGACCAGCAAGTTTCACCTGCGAGTGGGTGTCTCGATTAAGCCTTCCGCTGTATTGCCAGCAACCGGTCGGGATGTGGCAAACAATGCGCGACATGAAGCGCTGGAACGCTTCGAGGTCATTGAGCCATGGCAGCAGTGGTCGACCCAGCAGATCAGCAAGATCTGGTCGACGGATCAGTTCGAAACCAACTGCATCGATGGCGGAAAGGTCGCGCGGAAAGGTAGGGTGAACAGGCATTGCGAGTCTCCAATTCAGGCTCGTGGTGTTGCCCGAGCGTGTTCGCGCACGACTCGGGCTTTTGCGTATGAAGAGGCTAGCAGCAGGAGGTTGTTATGCCGTTGAGAACCCATGAGTAGCGTCATCTTCCTGGCGAGCGTCCAGGACCCGACCACGCCCACGCTGATCCACGGCGTGGGCGATCAGGCCACCGTGACCGACGAGAATGCCGTGCGCGCCCTGTTGCGCGACGGCAAACTCTCGCTCGCCGGCGCCACGGTGCGCGGCCAGTCGGTCACACCCATCGCGGCCACGACGGCCACCGTCAACTGGACGGTGGATCAGGCGTGTACCGCGATGAAGGTCGACTTCGGCACGACCACGGCGTACGGCTCGTCCCAGGCGGCCACCCCGGCTGCCGGGTCGGGCGCCATCGTGGCCAACCTGACCGCCCTGACCACCGCGACGCTCTATCACTACCGCATCAGCGTCACGGTCGGCACGGCCGTCACCCTGTCGCAGGACGCGACGTTCACCACGAGCTGAGCCATGCCCGGCGGACGACCCTATAAACGCCCGGTGAGCCGAGCTCAAGCCAGGTTCTTCGGGCTGGCCGCGGGCGGTGGCGTGCCGGGCTTCGACGCCACCGACGCCCAGAAGAAACTCAAAGGCGTCAAAGAGAACAAGCTTCCCGCCAGAAAGGGCAAGAAGACGTAATGCCCGTCCGCAAGACTGCCAAACCGAAGCTCACGCCCAATCCGCTGTCGCCGTCGCTGGGTCCGCCACCCGGCGCGACGGCGCTGCCGCCGTACATTCCGCCGATGGTCAGCCGTAAAGTGACGGCAAAGGCTGCCGGGACGAAAAAACCCAGGGGGAAAACCACATGACCGCAGTCCGCGCACTGGCGCCACTCGAGGATGCCGAGGGACCGATCGCCCCCGGCACCGTGTTCGAGACGACGGACGAACAGGCCGCCGCGTGGAAAGCCGACGGCAAGGTCAGCCTGCTCACCGACGAAGCGGCGAATGCGAAAGTCGCCCAGGCGGGCCACTACGGCGAACGCACCGGTCGCGAGGACGTCGAGTCCACCGGTGCGTTCGGCGACCGCACGGGGCGTAGCGACACGAAGCCGCTCGAGTCCGAGGACACGAAAAAGGGGAAGAAGTAATGGCGAGAGTGCGATTCCTGGCGCCCGCTGCCGATCCGCGCCCCGGCCAGGAGGGCATCGTCTACGGTCCGCAGCACGAGACCGACTTCAGCGACGAGGACATCGAGTACGTCAAGAGTTTGTGGGTGGACGGCAAGGTCGAGATCCTCGACTCCACCGGGCTGACCCCGCCGGCCACGCAGGCCGCGCCCCAGACGGAGACAGAGACGGATAGGGAGAAACGGGCGAAGACGTGAGCACCACGCTCGCACAGATCGAGCAGGACACCGCGCGGCGTCTGGGGCCGTACTCCTCGGCGTTTACGGATCGGCAGATCCCCAACACCGCGCAGTTCACGTTCGCGTCGTTCCCCCAACTGCAGTCGCAGATCGACCTCGACTCGGTCACCAACCTGTGGCTGCTACGCCGCGGCGTCACCTGGGACGGCACGCCGATCACGCTCGACGTCGTCGACCGTCAGCGACTGGTGGCGAGCTACGACCCCGAGATGGGCTGCGTCTATCCCGACCACCCGTGGGGCACCATCCCGTCACCGGGCGAGGTGTGCGAGTTCCACCACCTGAACCCGGAGCAGGAGCTGCGCGTGGCCGTTCTGGCCGGACTGCGGCGCTGTTTCCTGCCCGACCTGATCCAGGTGCAGCCGACCGCCCAGTACGGCGGCATCGACGTGACGGCCCAGTTGCCGTGGCTGACCGACCCGTGGCAGATCGATCGCGTCCAGTACGGCTGGCTGCAGCCATGGACCGACGCCCCGTTCGAAGCCGTGTCTCAGGGCGGGCACATCATCCTGATGGGCAGCGCGTACTGGGCGGCGCCCGTGTCGATGTGGCTCAGTGTGTGGCGCCCGGCCTGGTCGCGCGTGAACGGGCTCGACTCGAGCGGGCCGACCCTCGACAGCGACGTCCTCGACGTCGACCTCGACTATGCCGCGGCCGCCGGTCACATCGAAGCCTGGCACCGCTTTCCCGCGCGGCTGATGACCGCTGCCGCGGGCGGCACGCAGGCGACCCAGGTGATGGCCGCGGCCGAGTTCAGTTACCAGGCGCGGATGTTCGGCCCCAGTCGGCCGACGACGATCGGCTTCCGCTCGAGCATCGGGTTACGGCCGAACACCCTGCGGTGGAGCGGCAGCCGCACGTGGGTCAATCGGTGATCGATCCCGCGGTCATCAACGGCAGCGTGCTCGGCGTTCCCGCCGGGCCGCCGTCGTGGTCGCAGGGACCACCAGGCCCGCAGGGGCAACCCGGCGCGGTGGGGCCGGTTGGCCCGGTGGGACCAGCTGGTCCTCAGGGCCAGCCAGGACCGCAGGGCTTGCTCGGTCCGGGATGGGTCGTCGACACGCGCAACCCGTTGCCCCAGGACTACACCCTGAGCGTCGGCACGCTGTGGCTGAACGAGTGGAACGACCAGTACTTCCTGTTGACCTCCAACGTCATCAACGCGGCCGTGTGGCAGTACCAGGGCAACCTCGGCGGGCCAGCCGGTCCGCTCGGCCCGACCGGGCCACAGGGTCCGCAGGGAGTGCCGGGCGCCACCGGTCCGCAGGGACCAACCGGCAATACGGGGCAGCAAGGGCCGACCGGCAATGCCGGCCCGACGGGCAGTCAGGGACCCGCCGGTCCTCAGGGACCGACCGGCCCGCAAGGCACGGTGGGAAATACCGGGCCGCAGGGCAATCCGGGCGTGGCCGGTCCTGCTGGCCCCACCGGGCCTCAGGGTGTCGCCGGACCGCAGGGATCTGTCGGCCCAGCCTGGACCCCCACGCCGATCGCCATCAGCGGACGCCGCGGCATGATCCGCAGCACGGTGCTGACCGACCTGCTGGTGGCCCTGCAGAGCCAGGGCATCATCACCAACAACACCACGGCGTAGTTATGGTCACCTTGAGTAGTAGGCGTCGTCCCTGGCCGTGGGATCTCCGTCTGGGCCTGATGGACCAGCCGATCACGGGACCGCACACCATCGGCGACCTGCGGCCGAAAACGATCGGCCAACTGCGGCCGCAACTGATCGGCCACACGCGCCAGACCACCGCGCAGCAGATCTTCCGCCAGGGACTGATGCTGATCCCCGGGCAGACGGGCCTGCTGGTGGGCAAGAAACAGAAACCGGTGGATCCCTACTTCCCGCCTGCCCAGGACTATGACTCGGCGCCGATCTATAAGGAGCGCACGTTCATGTTCAAGCCGACCGGCGGCATGGGCGAAAGCGTGCAGTCCTCCAATACCGACCGCCGCTACCACTACGCCATGGACTGCTGGGTCACCGGCGGGTTGTTCGGCCAGGGACCGCTGGTGCATCCGATCGTGCCTCCTGCGACCGGGTCGGTGCGCCGCTTCGTCGAAGCCCTCAACGCCTCGGGCACGCTGGCCGTGTTCGTCCTGGCCGGCCCGTACGTGCTCGTCCGCAACGATGACACCAATGCGGGCCAGGTTGCGGTGATCACCCGCGCCGGCCAGATCGCCACCGACGCGCAGCGGTTCAAAGGGGCCTACGCGGGAGCGGTCGACGCCTTGTACGTGGCGTGGAACGACGGCGTGCTGCAGGAGCGCGCGGCCGGCGTCACCACCACCTGCGCCTTGCCCGCGGGCTTTTCGGCCAACCTGCTCGAGATCGTCGGCGACGAGCTCTGGGCCGCCGACTCGGCCGCGTGCGTCATCCGCAAATGCACCAACGACCCCAAGATCGCCGGCTCGTGGTCGGGGCCGATCCTGATCGGCAACCCGTCGATCCCGATCACCGCTATCCGCCAGACCACCAACCGTCTGTGCATCTTCAAAGCCAATGGCGACGTGTTCACGACCAATGGCGACGGGTCGGACAACGACCTGTTTCCGGGTCTGCAGAGCACCGTCGATCCGGACAACGCGCGCACCGCGTCCGCGTGGCAGGGCAGCCTGTGGTTTCGGACCGACCACGCCTTCTGGCGATTGGACATGCAGGGTGGTGCCGTCCTGACGGCCGAAGGACCGGGCCGCGCTCTCAGCAATATCAGCGAGGTCAAAGGCCCCGTCCAGGCGTTCGAGGGCTGGAACAGCCAGATGGCCTTCGGGGTGATCTACAACGCCGCGAAGAACACCAGTTACCTGCTGACGTACGGCAACTGGGAGCCGGGCCAGACCGACACGGGCACCAGTTACAGTTTCGCCGACCAGTGGGATGGGTGTATCGCGCACTGGACCGGCCGCAAGGCCACCGCGCTCTGGGTGTCCAACATCCCGTCCGACGCACGGCTCTACATCGGTTTCGCCGACGGCGGCTACGACTGGATCAAACTGGTGCCGTTCCCGCTGACGCCCGACTCGGGAGCCGAGTTCACTCTGGGGCCGAGCTACGTCGTCGTGCCGTTGCACCACGCCATGTTCCAGGCCGACAACAAGCAGTTCGTCGGCGCCAGCGTCTTCGGCCCGTGGTTCCCCCAGGGCGCCGAGGTCGACCTGAGCTACCGTCTGCGCGGCTCCGCGGGCATGCCGCCGACCACGCCTCCCCCCACCAGCGATTTCATCGGCTGGGACACGCCATTTACGTTTAACGGTCAAAGGCAGGATCTGGGGCAGTCGATCGCGGGCAACGCCATCGAGCTCAAGATCACGATGAGCTCGACGAGCACGGCCAGCAGCATGGCGCTGCAAGGGGTGGGGCTCCACGAGCGCCTCGTGCCGCAGTTCCGGCGGGACTTCACCTTTTCGGTTGCCGCTCAGGATTTCGTCGCGCGGCGTGACGGGGCGAGCATCCGTCAGAGCGGGCGGGCCATCCGCGACATGGTGATGCAGGCCGCCGCGGCGCCGGCCACCATCGCGCTCGAGTTCCCCGACGAGACGATCCTCAACGTGGCGCTGTTCGACTACACCGAACGCATGGTGGCGCACTCCGCGTTCGGGGGTCAGGCATGGGCGCTCGATATCAACGCGACCCAGTTCGGCATCATCGAGATCCTGGGCGTGATCGGCCGCACGCGCGGCACCCGCATCGGCGACCTGCGCGGTTTTCCCATTGCACAGACGCGGTTCCTTTGAAGGAGGAGTTCCTGAATGTCGGGTAGCACAACCGAATTAGCGCTCTCGACGGCGGTCGATACCGATGACAATGCCGACTATTTAACACTGTCGCTGGCGAATTCCCTGCGGACGGTGGACGCGCTGTTCAACTCGATCACCGGCCACAACCACGGCGGGGCGCACCAGGGTGGGGCGATTGCTCCAGCAGCCATCCCTGGCGGCTCGATCACCAACGCCATGCTGGGCGCGGACGTCGCGCGCGACAACCAACTCGTGAACCCCTCGTTCGATTTTTGGCAGCGTGGTGCCGGGCCATTCACGGCTACGACGGTGTTTACGGCGGATCGATGGTTTACTGCGGTAGGCGGGACCATGAGCGTCTCGCAGAACACCGCCAATGCTGATAATAGCGTTGCCTGTGCGGCAGTCACGGCCACCGGCACAGGCAACCTGCTGTACCAGACGTTGCAAGGATTGAATGAGTGGATTGCGATAAAAGGCCGCACATTTTCACTCAGTGTGCGTGTCAACTGCGCCACGGCAAACGCGTGCCGTGTCGGCCTGTTTGACAACTCCACGAATACCACGACGTGGTCCGCGTATCACTCTGGTAGTGGGGCCTATCAGACACTCAGTATTGCGAATGTTGTCTGTCCGACCGCTGCCTCACAGATTCAGGTCCGAGTAGCTTTTGACGCATCCTGCACGGCCTACGTCGACAACGCCATGCTGGTGGTGGGCTCGCAGGCGGCCAACTACGTGCCCATGCACCCGGCCGACGACCTCGCGCGGTGTCTGCGGTATTACGAGAAGCAAGGCGTGGACGGGAGTGGCTTTCTGCACTACACGATGAACGCCTCCGGGGCGGGCTACGGAAATGACTGGACCCTGCCGTTCCGCGCCATCAAACCTGTGTCGCCGACGATTACGGTTGTTGGGACGTGGCTGGTGAGCAATGCCAACCAGCCAACCAACCTGGGCGCGGATGCCAGCGGGTTGCGGCTGCGCGTCACATCAACCGCCAGTGGCCAGTACTACGCCAACAATGCCAACGCGGGGAACAACATCGTGGCGGAGGCAAACCCTTAAATGAGCGTCAAAGTCACTTCACTTGACGATCCAACAGCATGGGAGTACGTCCACGATGATGCCTACGGCGGCAGCCACGCTGGCACGCTGGACCCGACCACGGTCACGTATGGGGAGAATATCGACGGCACGCCCAACGAGATGGTGGTGGTCGTGCCGTGCCCGTTCGAGGGCTGCGGCTCGGTGAGCTACTGGCCGCCAGGTGGTGGTGCCGACGCGCTGATGGGCCAGAGTCTGCACGTCATGGTGGCGATGCAGCCCGGTCTGGGACGCGAGGGCAAGACGGCCGAGCAGGCCGCCGCCGAGGTCAAGGCGCGCGTGATCGCCACCGACGGGGAAAGCCGCTGGATTTTGGACGACGCGGCGCTGGCGGTGCTGGAGGCTACTCAGGCATGACCTACAACATTGGGCCAGGTGTGCAGGCTGCCATCGACGAACATCAGGATGCTGCCCGCAGCGATGAGCAGTATGTGATCCTCGAACCCGGCCACAAGATCAGTCTGACGCTCGCGAGAGACGCGCAGTACTGGTATTACGAGGAGGATAACCGGGTCAACCGGCTCCCTTTCTGACCAGTGAATCGCCGGCTGCACCCGCGATTCGCTGGGACCCGTACACCACGATGGAGCCGCAACTCCGCGACTGGACGTGTGCCGCGTGCAGCCTGGACTGGTGCAAAGTGGCCACGGGTCTTACGGGTGCCAGCGACCGCTACACCACCACCCTGGAAATCGGGCTGCCCGCGGAGATCAACCCGACCTACGGGCTGATGGATGGCTCGGGCGCCGAGCTGCAGCGGGTGCTCGCAGAGTACGGCCAGGCGAGTGAGCAGGGGTGGCTCGACTACGACTCGGTCTATGCACTGGCGCGTGAAACGACAGGCATGATGTCCGGTGCGAACTGGTACCACTGGGTCTCGTTACGGGGCATAGAGGGCACCAATCTCTGGATCGCCAACTCGAGCCCCGGATACAAGGGCGTCTATTCGATATTGTCGCGTGACGACTTCAACCGGCTCGGAAGTTTTTCGGTGGTCTGGTTGGTGCGATAGGAGAGGTCATGAATATTGCGATGCCGCCGATTACGATCGGTCTGATCCTGGCGATCATCATCCTGATCCTGGCCGTCATCGGGCTGGTCGGTGTCCTGCCGCTCAACCCCTTGATCGTGTTCGGGATGTTCGCCGGGTTGGCCATCTCGCGGATGATCTGACATGGTCTACGGCGTAGGCGGACTGATCATCGTCATCCTGCTCAGAGCCCTGGGCCTCGTCTAGCGATCGAGCAGCGCTGGAGTGTACGTCGCAGGGCGGCGGCATCGCGTACGCCTGCTCGAGGCGCGTACACCCATCGTTCCAGGGCAAACGGGAGCGATTTGGTCGGCGCGAGGCCGATTGTAGACCGCCCTGTGGCGAAGCTGTAAGGCTTACAAAGGCGCTTCGTAAAGTCGTGAAACGTCCTTTTCGCTTGACATTTTGTACGACCTATCGAAGCTCGCGCGGATGGGCTTGTCGGTGATCCACCAGTGTTCGGGGTCGCCGCCATCCTCGAGGTCTCTGACCGCGCGGGGCGGAGCCGCTGCCCGCTCGAGCGACGTGAGCCACGGCCGGCACGGCTCGAGGTCGGCGACGACCACGTAGCGGTACGCCATCCGGTCGCACTTCTGGATGTAGGTCGTAAGGCCGGTCGTCTCGGGATCCGGCACGGCCTCGGTGGTCAGCCAGATGACCTTGCAGCCGAGTGTGGGATGGCGGATCTGCGGGATCAGCAGACAGTTGGACGTGCCGATATCAGCCTTTGAGTGCTTGCAGGTGAAGTGGTACAGATTCACGGTGAAATGAGCTTTGGCTAAGTGCTCTTATCTCTATCAAGCGGCAGTTGACGCCACCAATCGACGCCCTCCTGCGGGATCGACGTATAGCCCCAGAACGTGTCGCCATCGTCAGTCGGGACCGCCGGCACCATCCAGCCCACTGAATCGACGGGGTAGCCTATCAACGGGTCGAGATAGCGTCCCTCGCCGTCAATGGCGGCAACATCGACGTGCTGATCCGCTGCGGTGTGAACTGCACAAAGGAGTTGCTGGTGGTTCAGGAACGTCTGATATCGCCGCCACAGCTTGACTTCGCTGGCCCCGCACTCAGCGCAGACGTAGGGAATCTTGTCAGACATTACGGGATTTAGCACTGGCAAGCGGCATCCAGACTGCGACTGGCTGCTCGTACAGGCGAATCAACGTGACCTGATGGGCAATCCAGGCACCGCAGCCGGCGTAGGTGACACACCAGTCGTACTGCTCGAACCTGGGAATCCACGTTCTACCTGGCGTGAGTGTGTCAGCCGTACTTTGTTTGGTCATTCCTAACTCGCTTTAGCGCGATCAAGCAGGAATTGCCAGGCCGTGAGATTCCAGCGGGCATCGGCCAGCGCATGGTGCTCCCCCTTGTCCTGCTCGGGCAACTTCGGGTTGCCGAGGTCATCGCACCACTGCTTGATATCGCGGCAGTACATCGGCCATCCCTTCGGCAAGTCCATCATCGTGCCGAATAGCTGGCAGATCGCTACCCAGTCATAGTCCGCGTAGTAGCCCCAGAACTCGGGCTTGCCGTTTCGTTCGGGATCACAGAACACCTGCACCCCGAGGGCGATAGAGGCGCGCGGGTGGGTTTTGTCGCCGCCGACCAGATGGGGCATCACGTTCGCTTTGACCCACTCGCTGGCGCGATCCAACTTGCAGTCCCTGTTCTCGGCGTAGAACTCGCGGCCGTCCTCGGCCACGATGCCGATGCTGATCAGGTCGATGGTCTTGCCGTCTTCGATGAATTCGGTATCGAGCCAGTAGCGCATCTTGGTAGTCCTAATTGGCCTTCTCTCTAGTAAGCGCCGCGATGAGAGCAGCGAGGCGACGGTCCCATTCCTCATGCCATTGATCCTGGGTGGCGTACGTCATCGGATAGAGCGTTCCTGGCGTACGCGGCTGACCTTTCAGATGCCAATCGACAAAGGCTTCAGCATGGTTGACCTTCTCCTGACGGTCGCGCAACGTGTCTTCGCAGAGTGCATACATGCGGGCCTGTGACCCATTCTCGCGTTGCAGCCGCTCGACCTCGTGCTTGAGCCGTCCGATCTCGTGGCCGAAGTCGTAGATGATCTGGGCGTCGGTCAGAACGACGGGCTCAGCGTCGATGCGCGGATCGTGGGCTGGCTGACACCCGTCGCCCACGTAGTGAGTTTTTCCTGGGTCTAGCGACATCACGTGTGCCAGCCCAGGTCGCGCATCACCTGGTACGCCTTTTTGAGCTCGTCCACGTCCAGTTCCAAGACGTCGCCGCAGCCTGAACAGCGCGAGCGGATGATGGCGTGCTCGGGAACCGCGGCCAGTTGCGACTCGTGCAGGTGCATCTGCGCGTCGCACGAGCACTGGATCGTCAGCGGCGGAGAGCCGTCGTGACAGGAGGGGGTGAGCAGTTCGGGCGTGCGGTCGCCATACGCGGGATTCTTGACGACGGCAAACAGGTGTCTGGTCATGGCAGTGGTTGGAAGTGCTCGAGGGCGTCGGCGACCTCGTCGTCGTCGAGCACGCGACTGGTGTTGAAACGCATGGCACTCAGGCAGACATGCCCGTCCGGCAGCTTGTCGTGTTCCATACAAAAACATCGCCGGCATAAAGGACACCATGTGGCGGCGCCGAGGCTGCAGCCGGCTCGGTCGCATTGCTCGGGGAGAGTCATAACTGAGCCAGGATGCGGGTCGCCGCTTTGCTGAAGTCCTCGCCCGAGATCATCGTCCACTGGTCGCCCAGGACGATCAGCACGTTGCGGCCGGGCATGTCCCCGTCGATGTCGACGAACACCCGCCAGCGGATGCCATCCGCATAGTGGGCGTCGCCCACCAGCGTGTCGAGATCCTCGATCTTCGGGAATTCGTTGGGTGCCATGCACATCAGACTACATCACGCTGATGCAAAGAAAAACCCCCGGCTCTTGGAAGAACCGGGGGTAGCAGCGCGACGGATTGGCACCCAAACACACTGCGTCGCTCAGTATGGCATACGTTCGAGAATCGTGAGTCGGCCATCTTTGTTGTGTCCTGCTCGCTGCCAGCCTGCTTTCAAGAAACAGTACCCGGGGTTCGATGAGCGGATTTTGGCATCGGCGACGTAGGTGAAGTGGCGTTCGCCGGGCCAGCGTTGCCAGGCGAGCTCGTCGGCTTCGCGGATCAACTCGCTCGACAGGCCCGCTCCCTCGTTGCGGAAGACGGCGCAATTGATACCCAACTGGTGGTCGAGGCGCATGGCCGGGTCGCACTTGAGCCACACGAACAGCCCACGGCAGCACTGGCTGAGCAACACCATGGTCTCCCCAGCTGAGGTCACGTTGGTGTTGCCCGGTCGCCGCCAGCGTGCGCCTTTCTCCGCGGAGTAGTGGCGGCGATAGAGCGCGTACGCACGCGGATCGGTCCGTTTGACGGAGAGCCACGTGCCATCGATCACGCGGCGGAACCCCGTCGAGCAGGCAGGCTGATTTCGCGGACGATGACGAATTCCTCCTGCTCGACCTGGGGATTGTCCTCCGCGTAGGTCGCTCCAACACGGGCGGTTTTCGACGGAGCCTGAGATTGGAGTTGTGGATTGTCCGACGATTCTTGACCTGAGCGTGAATCTATCGAACCTATGTGTGGGACTGTCGAGCCCAGATCGATGGCGGCGCCCAGTCGCAATTCCAGCCTGATCGTTGGACGACCGTTGACAGTGCGCACCTCGGCACTTTTGACCACGGCGCGGATGAGTGCCGCTTTCCGCTTGCGGTCATCGGCCGCCTCGATCTCGTCCAGTTTTTCGGCAATGTCGGCGACGGTGATGGCGCTGCGCTCGGCAGCGACACGGTCCATGCCGATCGAACGCAACTGGAGCTCGATCACCTCCTGCCGCTCGTACAGCGCGTTGGTCTGGTCGATGACCTCTTTGACGCGTACCGCGGTGCTCGCGTAATCGCGGAGTCCCAACTCGCCCGACCGCAGGACGTTTTCGTGCTCGGTCTTCGCGCGCTGGATCTGCGCGGCAATCTGTTGCAGCTCTGCGTCAAGCTGGATGCGCAACTGTTCGCTGCGTCCGTCATCGAGCATGGCCAGGTACGCGTGGGGATCGCGAACCACGGCTTTGACTTCGGCCCACACCGCGTCTTCCGCGTCCCCGGCGCGCAGCATTTTTGCCGTGCAACCAGCCTGCGATGGCGAGTGTGCCTGTTTCATTGTGCGGGAGCAGTAGTAGTAGGTGTAGTTCGCCTGATACTTGTGGCGGGCCTCAGTACGGCCGGTGAACACGCGTCCGCAGATGCCTTCGCCATTCGGCTCGTGGCAGATCAGGACATGGCTGAGCAGGTAATCGTAATGACGGTTGCGGCTGGAGTTCTTTTTGTTGTTAGCGAGCGCGGCCTGGGCCGCATCCCACACCTCGGGCGTGACCACCTGTGGGGGCGGGTTACTGGCCGCGTTCGTCCACTCGCCATTCTTGTCGAGGATGCCGCCCTCACCCTTATAGCGGACGTTGTGCAGCATCCAGTTCAAGCGACGGTCGGTGACGCCGATACGCTGGGCTTCGCGCCACGCGGTCGAGCCGTGCAGGGCGATGTTCTCGAAGACGCTCTGGACGACTTCGTAGCGCATCATCTTGAGGTTCTCGTCGTAGGTCGTGTCCAGGGCCAGGTGCCCGTTGCTGTCAGTAACGAGCCCATAGGCTTTGCGGCCACCCACAAATTTGCCCTCCGAAGCTTTCTGATGCTTGCCGGCCACGGTGCGCTCGAGGATCGTGCCACGCTCCCACTGGGCGATCGAGGCAATCACGTTGAACACAAGCCGTCCTGATTCGGTCGACGTGTCCATGCCCGGATCCATGCACACCAGCGCAACGCGATGGGCGGTCAGGAACGAGGCGATGTTGATCAGGATCTGCAGGCTGCGCGCCAGTCGGTCGAGCTTGGTGATCCAGACCTGATCGATCTGGCTGCCCATGCAGTTGCCGTCGCAGTCGGTGGTGCCGTAGCTGCAGATCAGGGCGACGAGTCGGCGCCCTTCGGGTCGGTGTTCGAGTGGGATGGTGCCGCTGATGCCTTCGTCCCAGCAGGAGTCGATGAGCTGCAACTGGTCCTTGTCGGGTAGCTCGGCGTTCTCGCGAATGCGGATGGTGCTCTCGAGCTTGAGCACCTGAACTTTGATCGACTCGGCTTCGCGCTGGACGTCAGTGGAGACGCGGCCGTACGCCGCGACGCGCTGTGGACGGATGAAAACGGTTAGCGGGCCGAGGGCTGTTCGTCGGCGTGCTGGCGGTCTGGGTGCCATATGTCCGATTGTACTACAGATTGATCCTGGCGTGCCCGGTCTTCGCGGATCCAGCCGGCGATGAGCCTCAGGGCTTCGACATAGAGCAGTTCATCGTCCGTGCTGCGAACGTAGGTGACCTCGACCACGGGCGGCAGCGCGAGTTTTCTGGGCATGCTCCGAGTCTGGCGCTCGGCCAGGCCCGTGTGACGTCAGTCCGGTCAGTGATCGCGGAGCGCTGACGATGCCGGCAAACCGTGTCATTTCGGCGGTTTCGGGGCCGACTGCCTGGCAAACCACTCTTCGACCATGAGCGCGACCTGGGCGCTCAGGCTGCGTTTCTGTTCTCGCGCGAGAACCTCCAGGCGACGGAACATTGCCTGGCTCAGGCGCACGCTGACAAGTTTCTCTCCTACCACTGCGTCAAGCATAGTGGCAGTGTATCTACCATTTTGATGCGTCACACATCAAGATATGGTAGTGTTTTCGATGACGTATCGATACGTCATCGTTATCGATACGCGGACTTCCGCTACCTGTGACGGGCCACGCTGACCCGAAACAGTGTAGAACATATGCTCTAGACAAGACCGCGGGGAGAGGGGTCGCGGAGTCTGTCGGACGAGGTGAAGGGGTGCGGCGATGGGTGGAGCGCAGAGGGACGAGGCGTGGCAGGCGTACACGGTACGGTTGGCCTGGGCGACCGACGCGCGCGGCGTACTGGTCAACGCCAACCAGGCGTTCTGTGCGGTCATGGGCTACAGCCAGCAGGAAGTGGCCGATCATCCCGGCATGTTGTTGCTGCGGCCCCACACGTCGTCAGACGACCCGGAGATCCTGGCGCTAACCGCGGCCAAGCATCGACTCGAGCGGCGCCAGTCGGTCGAAGAGCATCTCGTGTCGTGGATCGAGACCAGGGACGGCCAGCGCATCGATCTGCCCGACGCGGTCATGACGTACGACGCGGTCCACTTTCTGTGGGAAGTCGCGGCCGACGTCACGCTCACCTCTGTGCCGTTGGGGCCACAGTTCCGTACGCCGTGGCAAAAGGCGCTGTTGAGCGAGTGGCACCTCGAGCAGCTCACCCACACGGTGGAGGACCTGGGCAAACGCCTCAAACAGGTGCCGCTCGAAGAGGACCTGGTCGCCGATCACCTGCTGCGCCTGAAAAAGAAACCGCGGCGGCGCAAGCCGCGGCCGGATAAGGGAGCGCGAGCGGTCTCCGAAGCCGACTTCGACCAGCGCCTGCGGGCAGCCCTCGGCGACGGCAAAGTCACGGTCAAAGCCGTGCTCGAGGCCACCCATGTGGGGCACCACGTCACGCTGCACCACTACCTCGCGCCGTACCGTGGCGACCGCGAGGAGACGCCGGGTCAGACCATCAATCGCCTCCGCCTCGAGTGGTTCCCGGACCGGTATTTCTAAGCGCGCCGGCCCCGTGGTCAGCGGATAGCAAGCACTGACCGGACTGACGTCTCTTTCGGGTGCGGCCGTCGCAGACTGGGCGGCATGCCGATGCTCTCCCTACCGATCACGCACAGCGCGTGGGCAAAACTGGAGAAGGTCGCCGAACGCGAAGGCGTTGCCGTCCGCACCCTGATCATCTACAGGATCCGCGATGTCGTCGCCGAGGGCGACGCGCTGATCGCCACCAGCCCGTCCGAGTCGCTCGAGCCCGCCGCGGCCTAGTTCGATGGCCGACACCACCCCTGGCACCGCCGTGTCCGATGCCGAAGCCAGCCGCGCGTTCATGGTGGCAGCCCAGCGGCTGGACACGATGTACAGCCTGTCCTCGGACTACAACGTCCTGGTTGCCGAGCTCGAACAACCCGACGCCGAGCAGAACGTGGCTCTCATCGAAGCCGAGATGGCTCGCCTGACCAGCGACATCAAGCACAAGGGTTATGGAGTAGCGGTGGTGCTCGCCGAACTGGAGCGATTGGCCGAAAAACGGAAGTCGGAAGTGAAGCGATTGACCGACTCGGCGAAGGCGTTCCAGAACCACGCCGACCGGCTGCGGCAGTACGCGCTGACGTGTATGGAGAACCTGGGCATCGAACGCCTGGAGACGGGTGTCCACACCCTCAGCATCCGTCAGAATCCGCCGAGTGTGACCGTGGTGGACGCGGCCGCGGTACCCCACGAATTCGAGCGCACGAAGTGGATCATCGACGTCGATAAGCGCGCCATTCTGGAGCACTTCAAAGCCACGGGCGAGATCCCTGCGGGCGTGGACATCACCCGCTCGTCGCGACTGGAAGTCCGGTGACCGTGTTCTCCGTGAAAGAGTTGCGACAGCGTATCCGTGAGCTGCGCGAGGACGGCGAGCACCTCGACAAACTCAACTACTTCGGGAGGCAGTGGGTTGGCTCTTACGCGGGCAACGTCGACGTGATCGCCGACTGCCTCGAAGAGCTGCTCGATCGGGGCGGGGTGACCAGTGTCGATTCATTCGCGACTCAGTACGCGAGAGGAAAGAAGGATGCGGAGACGACAGCGCGTGAGATGTGATTACGCCTTCTTCAATCTGCGCGGCGTGCAGGGCTCGTGGCAGAAGCTCAACCGCCGCACGCGGAGCGCAGTCCAGCGCGGCGAGTTCGTCCACTGGGTCGACGCCTGCATTCTTCCCTCCGGCCACGAGGGCGAGCACGTGCTGCCGACCATGCCCCAGGTGGTTCGGTAGTGGCCAGGTTCGCGGTCGGCGTGGTGTTCGGTATCGTGGTCGGCTCGACGCTCGGGGCCGCGCTGGCGATCCACGCCTCAGATGCTGACGGCAAACTGGTGTCCGTTGCAACGGACGAGACGTCCGACGCACCGGACGTCGTCGCCGAGCCGACACCCGAGCCGCAGGTCGATCCGCAGGTGGAATGCATCATCGCGAAAGAGTCAGGCGGGCGGGACGTGATGAATCGCCAGGGCAGCGGCGCCACCGGGCCGGGCCAGTACATGCCGTCCACGTGGCGGGCGCACACCCTCGAGATGGGGATGCCGTGGTTGTCGATCCATAGCCTGGCCGACGTGCGGCTGGTGGCCGCCCACGACCTGGCGCTCGGACGGCGACGGCAATGGACGGTGTCAGGGTGTTAGCCCTGCTGGCTGCCGTTGTGCTGGCCGCGCCCTGGAACCCGCTCATTTATGTGCCTGACGGACAGACGTACGCGGAGCACATCGCCGAGGGCGAAGCGATCATCGCCGAAGTGCGGGCCTATGCCATAGCTCACTGTGACGAGCCCTACATGCCGTCCTGTGCGGTGGTCAAGTAGGTGATGTACCTGTCAGGGGCGATCACCAACTCGCTGCTCGCGGACCTGCGGGCTGATGTCGGACTGATGATCCAGCCGGGGATGGGGATGTTCACCGCGGCGAATCTGCCCCTGCAATTCAGAGCCTGGGCTGCGGACAACGGTCGCTTCGCCCGACCAACCGAGTGGGTGGCGGGCGACTGGCTGGGTTGGGCAGCTGCGTTGCGCCCCTATCGGGAGCACTGCCTGTTCATGGTCGCTCCCGACTGCGTTGGCGACGCCGCGGCGACGTTGGAACTCAGCCTGCCGTACCTGCCTACGATCCGGCAACTGGGCTTCAGGGCCGCGTACGTGAGTCAGAACGGGGCCACCGTCGAGTCATTGCCCTGGGATCTTTTCGACTGCCTGTTCGTCGGCGGCGACGACGACTGGAAGTTTTGCGACGCGTCAGTCGAGATCGTCCTTGAGGCGCGGGCACGGGGCAAGTGGACGCATCAGGGGCGGGTAAACACCCTGCGGCGACTCAGGGCATGTTCCGTACTGTGCTTCGACTCGGCTGACGGGACGTACCTGAAATATGGACCAGACACCAACTGGCCGAAGTTGTGCGGTTTTCTGGACGAGATCAACTCTGGGCAGATCGGACTCGCGGCATGAAGTACCGCGCTGCCGACCACATCTCTGTTCGTGAGTGGCTCGCGTTCGTCGCGATTTTCTCCATCGTGCCGCTGCTCGTCGCCGCGGCCATTGTCATCGTCCTCCGAGTGTTGAAAGGTTTTCCAGGAGTGGCGAGCGCGGCGCCGTATCCGCGCGTGTGGGCAGGAATCCCAAGATGCCGCAAAAACCAACCAGCGCCTTTGCGCCGTCGATCGACGTCGACGATTCCAACAAGTACCTCGTCGAGCTCGTCGCCATGGACGAACAGCCATCGCAATTTCGCGACAAACGCAAGGACGCGATGATGTGTACCTACAAATTCAACATGTGGGACATGGAGACCGGGCAGGGGATCATCGACGACAACACCGGCGAGATGTTCGAGCTCTGGAAGATCACCAACGACCTGACCTACGACAACCCGGCGACCAACAAGATCGCGCCGGGCCGTGAGATCGCCAATGCCCTGGTCGGCCACCGTCTGACGGACGACGAGGTCAACGAGATGCTCGACTCGGGCTGGGAAGACGCGCTGGTCGGCAAGAAAGCCATCGCGGACGTGGAGTGGGCCGAGTTGTCCGACGGCGGCCAGCGACTGCGTCTGCTGCGGCTGAAGCCGTACGTGAAGAAGGCGAAGGAGCCAGCAGCGGTGGGAGCCAGTGGTGCCCGTCGTGGTCCGCGTCCGTCGCCCGGGGATGAACTGCCCTGAGCATGAGTTGGCTCCTGGTCGAGCTCGACGAGGACCTCGCGGCGCAGCGCACCACCCCGACCGGGGTGCTCGTCTCGATCATGCTGGTATCGGGAGTGGTGCGCGTGGTCGACCTGTCGGCGATCTCGCGCGAGACGCTCGACGTCTGGTTCCCGCCGTCGGTGCCGAAGAAGGGACGGAATGGTCGCACGGCGAGTTAAGAAACCCGGGGCTGCCCAGCCGCCGCTGGACGGTCCCGACTTCCGTCGACTGATGGATGGGCGGCTCAGCGAAGCCGCCTGGCAGAAGCAGGTCGAAGAAGCGCTCACCGTCTTCGGTTGGTGGTTTCTACACATTCCGCCGAACGTGGTGGTGTGTACGCGCTGCCACACGAAGATCTACCGCGGTATCGAAAAGGGCTTCCCGGACATCTTCGCGATCAAGCCGCCGTACATGTTGTGGCTCGAGCTCAAGGCAGAACGCGGCCATCTCGAGACGGAGCAGCGGCGCGTGGGCGCGATGTTGAAAGCGTGCGGGCAGACGTTCGTGCAGGCCCGGCCGCGCGACCGCGAGCGCGTGCTGCAGTTGATCACCCATCCCGAGGTTCACGTCCTATGACGACCACCGAGACCGACGCGCTCGTGCTTGCCGCCCTGAACTATGCCGAGATCGGCTGGCCGGTGGTCCCGCTGCACACGCCGGTGGATGGGGTCTGCGACTGCCCCAAACGCGCGCGGTGCGAGAGCCCAGGCAAACATCCGCGGACGCTACACGGTCTCGACGACGCCAGTTGCGACGAGGCGACCATCCGTCGCTGGTGGACGATGTTTCCGCGGGCCAACATCGGCATCGACCTGGCGCGCGCCGGCCTGGTCGACATCGCGCCGGACTCGCTCGAGTGGTTCGCCGAGTTCACCGCGCGCGGCTTGCCGTCGACGCCGCGGTTTGCCTCGGGCGGCGGCGAGGGCCACGCGCACCACCTGTACCGACGGCCGGAGCACTGCGAGGTGTACCGCGACTGCCACACCGGCGAGTACGACGTGCTGAGCGCAGGCTACGCGGTGATGCCGCCGAGCCTGCACCAGAGCGGGCGCCTGTATACGTGGCTCGAGCCGGCCAGCGGCATCCTGCTCGAGACGGCCAGGCGGATGTCGCCAGAGTGGGGCGTGGCGATGCTGGCGCGCCACCGACGGCCGATAGCGGCACCGTCGGTCGACGACGAGGACGCGCCACCGGTGGTGCTGTCGCTCGAGGGGATGGAGCGCTGGTCGGGGCGGGTCTACGACCGTCGGTTGAACGGGCACGTCGATCGCAGCCACTCGCTGTGGTCGCTGGCGGTGCGCCTGCTCGAGGCGGGCTGTCGGCCGCCGTTCGTCGAAGACCTGCTCGCCGAGCGCGACGTGGCGCTCGGCTGGGAGAAGTTCTCGAAGCGCGGCGACGCCGCGGAGCGGTACCGCATCATTACCGCTGCGGCGGTGGCCGGCCAGGGACCGGGCCGCATCCGTCGCGAGCCCAGGAACAGGCCGGTACCGGCAACACCGGCGGTTGAGTGGCTGACGGCCGCGCGAGTGAACGCGCTCGAGGACGAGACCATCCGCTGGTTCGCGCACGGGCTGGTGGGCGCGGGACTGAGCACCGAGCTCGACGGCAAGGCCAAGCAGGCAGGCAAGACGACGCTGGTGCTCGCGCTCGTCTACTGCATCCTGCACGGCGAGGAATTCCTCGGGCGGCCGACGATCTACACCCCGATCTGCTACCTGACCGAGCAGAGCGGCCCCAGCTTCAAGCGCAACCTGTCGCGGGCGGGCCTGCTCGATCGCGAGGACCTCCACATCCTGTTCTGGAATCGGGTGGTGGGCAGGAAGTGGACGGACATCGTCCAGGACGCGCGGAACAAGGCGAAAGAGGTCGGGGCCGGGTTGTTGATCGTCGACACGCTGGCGCAGTTCAGCGGGATCCGCGGCGAGGACGAGAACAAATCCGGCGCCGCGATGGAGACCATGGAGCCGCTGCAGGCAGCCACGTCCGACGGGTTGGCGATCGTCACCAGCCGCCACGACCGCAAGTCCGGCGGCGAGGTCGGCGATAGCGGCCGCGGGTCGTCGGCGTTTGCGGGCGCGGTGGACATCGTGCTCCACCTGCAGCGGCTGACGGGCGACCAGACCGGCAAGGAGCGCCAGCGTCTGCTCGACGGGATCTCGCGGTTCGAAGAGACGCCCGACAAGCTGCTCGTCGAGTTCGTGCCAGGCGAGGACGGTGAGCGATCGACGTTCCGCGCGGTGGGTGACGTTGGCGTGGTGCGCAGGGAGTCGCTGCGCATCGACATCCTCGCGTCGCTGCCTACCAATCACGAGGACGCGCCCGAATTTCTGGAGCTGCGGAAAGAGCTGGGCGTGCGCGAGCTCGAGCTGCGCGCGGTGCTGCGCGACCTGATCGGCGAGGGGCTCGTGGAGCAGTTCGGACGACCGCGCCGCTATGCCCAGAAGGCGGCCGAGGACACCAGAAATGACTGGTGAGTTTAGTCCTAAAGGGAAAATCCCAAATCCGGGGTATATATACCGGGATTCCGGATTTTTTCCCCCGAGGGTGGTCTGGGGGCGCGAGCAGGGCTGGCTCAACGTGCGCGACCCGTGGGGGCAGTGGCACTCGATACGGGCCAGGGAGGCGCCGACGGGCTATGTGCGACTGGCGACGCTGGCGAAGCGCGGCGGCCGGTGAGGGTGCTCATCGCCTGCGAATTCAGCGGCATTGTCCGCGACGCGTTCGCGCGCATGGGGCACGACGCGTGGTCGTGCGACCTGCTCCCCACCGAACGTCCCGGCAAGCATCTGCAGGGCGACGTACTCGAGGTCCTCGACGACGGCTGGGATCTGATGGTTGCCCATCCCCCCTGTACTGCTCTGTGCCGAGCTGGCGACCGCTGGTACCGCGACTCAGACGCGCGACTGCGAGCGCTCGAGTTCGTCGATGATCTCTGGCGTGCGCCGGTGCCGCGGATCGTGATTGAGAATCCCCGAGGACTCAACCGGTTCTGGTATCGCGAGTCGCAGGTGATCCAGCCGTGGATGTTTGGCGAGGGTGAGAAGAAGACGACGCTGCTCTGGTTGAAGAATGTGCCGCCACTGATGGCCACGGTGGTGAGCACCGGGCGTGAGCCACGGGTGCATTACGCGGCACCCGGGCCGGAGCGCTGGAAAGTGCGCAGTCGCACGCTGGAACCGGTCGCGCGCGCGATGGCGGAGCAGTGGGGATGAGCCAGATGCCGCACTGGAGCGCCACACGGTTCTCCTTGTTCGAACAGTGCCCGCAACTTTTTAAAGCCCACTACGTGGACGGCGAAGCGATGGAGGTGACCGAAGCGATGGCGTTCGGCTCCGCGGTCCACCACGGGCTGGAGGCGCACTACCAGGGCCAGGACGGCGTGCGCGCCTTCCGGGACATGTGGAAGGGCTATCCCACGGAAAACCGTGGGCTGACCGCGGTGGGCCTCGACCTGCTCGAGCAGACGTTCGCCTTAAAACTCGAGGGCATCCCCGAACGCGGTTTCAGCATCGACACGGAGAGCGAGCTCGGCGCCCCGATCGTGGGCGCCATCGACCTGTGGGGCGCCGACGGCGTGATCTACGACTTCAAGACCACCCGCGGGGCGTGGTCGCAGGAGCGCGCGCAGCGCGAGCAGTGGCAGCCGATCCTGTACACGTGGGCGCGGTGGAACGACGAGCCCGAGTACGCGGCCGCCTTCGAGTACATCGTCCTGGATCGCGTCAGGGGCACGCTCAGCCGCTTCCGCCGGGAGTGGACCCCGCTGGAGTGGCTCGAGCAGATCAACGGTCTGTGGACCCGCATGCAGCGTATTTCGGTCGATGTGGCCCAGAACCGGTACGTGTGCTCTGGCGACCACCCGAATTGTCCGGAGTGTGGGGCAAAGTGGGAGCACGGCCACGAGTGCGAGCCGCAGACGCAGCGGAGGATCCGTCGGCGTGCCTGAAGCGCTCGCGTGGTTTCTGGGGGGCTGGCTGGTGGCGAGTCTGGTACTGGCCGCGGTGCTGTCGCGCTGGTTGCGGAGGATGCGATGACGGACTACGCGATCGTGCAGCTTCGCGAGCTGGCAAAAAAGATGATTTTTCTCGAGCACGCGGCCAGGCAAGCGCTCGAGCGAGGCGATCAGGTAGCGGCGCGGCAGTTGTGGTTCGAGCGGGTACAGATCACCAGTTTGCGGTCAGCAAAACTGCGGGAGTACTGGAACGCAACAACGCCCTCGGTGGACTGACCCGAGGGCGTTGCTGCGGTAAAAGGAAAGGGCCTGCTGCGGCCAGTGTATCAGGGCTCAGTCGACTCGAGGCCTTTGAGCGCGAGGTGCAGGTAGGGTGGGATCGCTTGCGCGCCGGTTTCCCAGCGCTGGACCGTGATCCAGTACACGCCCAGAACGCCAGCTAACTGTTTCAGGGTGAGCCCGTGGTCGCGGCGCCACGAGCGCAGATCGAACGCGGGCACTTGCCGGGTGTTGAGAGAACTCACGTACTGAGCGGCGGCCGAAGCCCCGGAGGCGCCGGGGCCGAACTGTTTGACGACCGAACCGGCGTCGTCCAGGACGCGCCACCCGGAAGGGTGACGCTCAGTGACGTAGGTCATGCGATTACCACGCCAGCAACCGGCGTGATCTCATCGCCCCAATCGACGGTACCGGTCACAGTGTCGAGCACGGCGACCCCGTAGAACTCTGTGCCGGCCAGGTTGTGAGCCATGTCCTTTGCGTCGTGTGCGTCGTCGCACGTATGTAGCAAGGTGCCGAGAGACGTGTACGTGTCGTCGCCGATCACGCGGATTTCGTAGCGGCCGGTCATGACGCTGGCTCGTCGTCGACGGGTATGACGGTATGAGCGAGGACCATCACGCCGGTACCGTCCGGGCGAGAGCACATCAGCGCTGGCTCGACTCGGATCACGGTGAGCACGGTTTCGGCGCCGTCGAGCATGCACACGACGTGAGCGCCCGGGACCAGGACGGCCGGATCGATGTATGCGGGCAGTTCTATGGTGGTCATGACCAGCGCCGCCAGTCGAAGCGCTGGCCGGTGAGCCAGCAATAGACAAGGATCCCACCAAAGATGAGCGGGCACAGGGCGAGGACGGCGAGAGCCCAGAGGAGCCAGAGCAGGAGCGCCGCGAGCAGCGGGCCGGCCATGGCCAGGGTGGCGATGAAGAGTTCAATCATGGGGTGGTGCCAATCCTTTTGGAAAGAGTGAACGTGGCCGCTTACGCGGCCACTCGGATAACGAAACCGGACGTATCTTTCTTGCCTCTGCCCTTGGCGCTAAGGCCAACGAAGACGCCGGTAGGATCTAAAAAGCGGAGATCGTCGTTGTCGCCGTCGACGACCGGCCGCCCGGCATACGCATCCGGCAATTGGTGCGGCTTGACTCCGAAGACAGCCGCCACATTCGCGCCGGCTGCAAGTACTCGCGAAACGTCGTCATGGTTGCTCTCAGCGCGTGAGAAGGTGAGCGAATAGTTGGAAGGGTGCTCACCTTGAACGTTGGCGATGGCACGTGCCGGGTGCTTCGTGTAATCGTAGAACTGGATGTCCGGGAAGGTTTCTAAGACCGTCCGGCCATGGTTGAGACGGATCCGTTCCCACGGCAGATCGGAGGTGCCATTGAGGCGCACCACCGGTATGAGACCATTCCGAAGCGCTCGCCGGATGTGTGTCTCAATCGAGCGCACAAGAAGCTGGTTGAACAGAAACCGGTTCAGAAAATACATCCGTGTGCGAGCGATGCGAGCACGTTGGACATCGTTGAGACCGTTTTCGTCAAGCTTGATACCGCCATGGCCGGCCGTGTTGAGACACGAGGCTCGGCACCCGTCGGTGGCGTACTGGCAGACGTCATAGCCTGAGAGACCAGCCGGCGCGAAGTGGAGGATCGCCGTGGAATAGCCACGCGCCCGGCCTTTCTTCGTCTTGGGGTTGTAGCCATCCGGCGTCAAGAGCTCGACGAAACCGAACTGTCGATAGCCATCTTTGCCCGGCAGAAGCTGCGTCTGTTTCATCACGAACGTGTCGAGTTCGGAAAACTCACGAACGGTCACGGTCATGACCGTGCCTCGACCGAAACCCGGACGCCGTCCCGGTCTACGAACTGCGTCGGCCGACCTGCGAACTGCGGGTACGCATCGCGTACCTCGTCATCGCTCATAACTACGGTTCGATCCGAACCCGGATCGTTGGCGTCGCTCAGCGCGACCTGCCATGTGTTGGATGCCATGTAAGCAATATAGCAAGACGATATAGAGTCTGCAAGGATTCTCAGATTACGGGACGGTTACAGCCTCCAGGAGCTTCCGTTGACGTGCGCCACCTCAGACTGCTTCTATCCTTTAAGCGCTATGACCGCTCCCCCACTCTTACCTGCACGGTCGCACGAACAACGGCTCGCCTCTAACATCACCCGGTTAACCCGGAGCGAGGCCATACGTGCTAAGCACGCGTTCCTACAGGACTATGTACGCTGGGCTAATGTGACCAGTGCAGTCGTTGCTGCCGGCGTCTCACGTGGTACGTACTACACGTGGATTGAACGTGATGAGCAATTCGCTGCAGCTGTCAAACTCGCCGGTGAAGCTGCTACCGAACGCTTAGAGAGAGAAGCGTGGCGACGTGCTACCGAAGGTAGCCCATACACGCGTACCTCTTACTGGCACGGTGAGCCAGTCGGTACCGATTCAAAGATAGAGTACTCCGACCAGTTACTCATGCTGCTACTACGTGCCCGGAAACCTGACCTGTACAGAGAAAAGGTCGACGTTGCGGTGAACCAGATTATCAAGTCAATTGCGGGTGTTGACCCCGCATCCGTGCTCTAACAACACCCTCTAACTGTTGGTGTCACCTACGTTTGTGCAAGCAAGCGTAGGTGGTCTGTTTGTAACGGCCACTCAGAGCAACCCTGCCTGCCCACGGAGCCGCGGGCGGTCACGCTCACCAGGACGAGGGCCACTCCCCCACGTGCCCCGATCCGTTCGCGAGCCCGGAATCCTATACCCCAAATCTGGCACACCGCACATGAGCGAAAACAGAATTCAGAATCTCTGTTCTACGTGCAAGCAGTGGCACTACGGTGTGGTGTGTGCTCGCTGCAGGGCGCAGGACGAAACTCGGAGGTCGCAGGACCGGACGCGGTATCAGCGCACGACTCAGCACAGCATTGTGAGTCCGGAAATGTTTCACTGCAAGCCGGCGATGTTTCACGGAGATCAGGGGTGTTATCTGTGCGGTGGAGTGGTTGAGCCGACCACGGGACTCGGGCAGGACCATGTGATACCGCGCGTGTCTGGGGGCAGCGATGAGGCAGAGAATCTTCGTCCGTGTTGTCGGCAGTGCAATCGACTGAAGGGGCGCTGGACGCTGGAAGAGTTTCAGCGACGGTGTGAGAGCGTGGTCTACGACCTCCCCGATCGACATCTCGGGCGGCCCGTGTCGCCTGATCGTGTCTGGCTCTACGAGCGCATCGTCGTTCACATGGGGTGGTGAACCGTGAAACACTCTGACAGAGTGTTTCACGGTTGAGATTTCGGCTACCATGCCGGCGTTGAGAGCGTTGCTGGTGCTGTTGCACGATGTGGGTGCGCAGTTGGCGTCCTCGGGGAATCGAGTGGAGCACTACTGGGGGTTGCACCTGCTCGAGGACTGGCGTGGGCTGGAGCTGCTGGCTCACCGGGCTGAGACGGAGACGGTGGTGAAAGATGCCGCCGAGTAACAAACTGAGTCAGGTGGGCAGGCCGGCGACGGTGGAGTGGGGCACCGAAGCGTCACCGGACGAGGCGCCCTATCAACCGCACGGGGCGGCTCTGGAATTGTTTCGAAGTCGGCGTCGTGAAGTGTTGCTGAGTGGGCCGGCCGGGACCGGAAAAAGCCGGGCCTGTTTAGAGAAATTGAACCTGATTGCGATGCAGAAACCGATCCGTGCGGCCATCGTCCGGAAGACCCGGAAAAGCCTGACCCAGAGTGCCATGGCGACCCTGGAAAACAAGGTATTGCCGCGGCCGAATCAGGTCCGATTTCACGAGGGAGATCAGGAATATCGCTACCCCAGCGGGGCTCGAATTATGGTGGCCGGATTGGACGATCCGGAGAAAATCGGGTCCACGGAATTCGACGTCGTGTACTGCCTGGTTGGAGAAACCAGCGTCAGCAGTCCGTCAACGATTGAGCGAGGGTACGATCGTGTCTATACGGGACCACTGGTCACCATCCGTACGGCCCTCGGCCACGAGCTCACCGGTACCCCGAATCACCCGGTACTGACCGATGAGGGATGGGTCGCGCTCGGCAGTTTGCGCAAGGGCCAGCACGTAGTGAGCTGCCTTGGCGCGCAGGGGGTGCCGTCGAGTGATCCACACGTAGACGACCAGCCAGCCACGATTGCCGAGATCGTACGTACGCTGGCGCTCCTGCCGACGTCCGTCACCGAACGGGTAGAAGGCATACGGATGGACTTCCACGGCGATGGGACCGACCGCCAGATCGATGTTGTACTTGCCGTCGGCGAGCTCAAGGAGCGGGGTGGCGCCCATCCTGGTCAGCGAACGCTGAAGCACGCGGGCTTCCGGGGAGACTTTGTGTGGCCGCAACTGGCGCACGGTGGCACGTTTGACGAGGGTAGAGTCCGAGGCCTGGCGACCACGGTTGAGTTCAGCCATGCGTTCCCCGAGCACGTGCATGCGCACTCGATTGGTCTCGGATTGCACCCAACGCAGACGCGCGGCGTCTCCGGCCGCTCTGAACTTCACGTACCACCCACTCGTGCGATCCCGAACGTGTCGCAGCGCCTGGCCTTCGCTGGGCGTACGCCATCGCAATCCGCGGCTGATGAACTCCCGTTTGAATCGACGATCGCTGATCCCGATCGAGAGAGCGATCGTGCTCAATCGGCCCTCGCCGGCCAGGTAACGCTGGATCGCATCATCGACGTCAGCAACAGCTACGAGACTCGGGGCAGGCACGTTTACAATCTCCAGACAGCTTCGGGGTATTACTTCGCCAACTCAATAGTAACCCACAACTGTCAGGAAGCTACTGAGCTTGAGGAAGACGACTGGGCGATGTTGCTCCGCGGTCTCCGAAATGGGGTGCTCAGTTATCGGCAGATCATCGCCGATTGCAACCCGAGCTCACCCGATCACTGGCTCAAACAAAGATGCAATGCGGGCGAGTGCGAGCTGCTCGAAAGCACCCACGAAGACAACCCCATGCTCTATCAGCAGGACGGGTGGACCGACTTCGGCAGGGAGTACATCGCCACCCTCGACAGCCTGACCGGGTTCCTGTACCAGCGATTGAGGCTCGGGCAGTGGGTGGCGGCCGAGGGCATGTATTTCACGGAATGGGACCCGTCTCTGCACGTCTGCCCGAGATTCGAGATCCCACCGGAATGGCCGCGGTGGCTGGCCGTCGACTACGGCTTCGCCGTGCCCTTCTGCTGCCTGTGGTTTGCCCGAGAGCCCGAGACCCGAAGGATCTTCGTCTACCGAGAGCTCTACGCGGCCGGCTTGCGGGACGAGCAGCAGGCCCAGGCAATCGTGGCTCATAGTGGGCAGGAGCATCTGAATCTCAGGATCCTCGATCCGAGCATGTTCAACCTCAGGACGGAGCAGCAGCGGCCCTCGATCGCGGCCGTGTACTGGGCGCACGGGGTCAAGCCCGTTCACCCCGGCATGAACTCGAGGAAGCAGGGGTGGGCCATCGTCAGGCGAGCGCTGGCTCACGACTCGGGACCGCCGCGATTGCAGATCCTGAATGGCTGCGCTCCCAATCTGACGCGGACGTTGCCCAGCATGGTGGTGGATCCCCTGGATCCCGAGGACCTCGCCGATACGGTGCGGGGCACCAAGACCGAAGACCACGCGCCCGATGCCTTTCGCTACGGCCTGTGTGCCGAAGCGCAGCCGCCCCGGCCCACCGAGCCGATCGCCTTGAGGTTTGGTTAGGGATGAGGCCGCGACGCTTCGGACGCCAGTGGGAGTGGCCCGACCGATGGGTGCTCCTGTTCGACGCTCTCGGCTGGCGCGGCTGCTACTCGTACTGGAGCCACCACCCGACCTGGCGAGATGCCTGATGGCCACTCTGACGAAAACCGGCTCGTCGAACGGGTGGGGCAAGTCCGCGTCCGCGGAAGAGACCATGCAGCAACTCACGTGCGAGCTCGCCGACCAGTTGCAGCGCGACTTCCACGATCGCGACGTCCTGTATCGCGACATCGACGCCACCCTGTTTTCGAATTTCCCGATCGAGATCCCCGAGGCGTACAGAAAAACGGCGGTGGAGGTCAGAGCTCCACTGGCCCTGCACATCGCCCAGAACGTGGCCGCCGCCCTGAGTGTCAACGCCCCGACCGTGGGGTTCCGACCCGTCGGCTTCGGCGATGTCTACCAGGAGAACTCGACGCGCCGGGAGCGCTTCTTCGAAGCCTCGTGGCAGCGCCAGGAACAGGAAGCCCGACGGCAGCTGAGCCGCCTCTTCATGTGGAGCCTCGCCGTTAAAGGGGAAGGCATCTTAAAAACCTTAGAGCGGAGCGCCGCGGCGTGGAGCACGTACGCGCTCGACTCCGAGGCGTACCAGAAAGAGCTCGAGCAGGACGGCCTCGATCAGCACGCCCAGGACATGGCGTACGACAAGCACACCGAGAACCTGAAGCTCGGGCTGCCGTACCCGATCGCCACCACCGACGTCCCACCCGAATCTTTCTATTACACCCGCAACGAGAACGGCTACACGTCGGTGGTCGAGATCAAGGACGTGCCGTACCTCGAAGCCCTCGAGCGGTTCGGCGCCGAGCTCGACTCCTCGGGCAACGTCCGTGCTCCCTCAAAAGACCGCAGCTTCGATCCGCAGGCGGCCCAGCTCGCGCGCCCCGAGTGGAGCCACATCATGAAGACGGCCGGCTCCACCACTTTGAAATGCATCGAGGCCTGGGACGAGCACGTGCAGGTGGTGTGCCTGTCGGGTCCCAACCAGATCGCGAAGGGCAACGACCAGTCCACCCTGTGCAAGGTCACCCAGCACAGTTACGGGGATCCCCACCTGCACACCCTCAGAGGCCCGTACTTCCACGCCCTCGGCATCACTACCGCGTCGAGACTGCCTGAGCACGCCGGCCTCAGCGTCCTGTACGGCTACCTGCAGCTCTTCCGCCTGATCGACTCTCTGCTCACCATGCAGGGCAATAGCGCGTACCTGACCGGCTTCCCGGCCTGGAAGCAGACCACCAACCCGAACCAGATCCCCGGTTTGCCGTACGGGGCCAGCGGCCAGGAGCAGGCCGTCCAGGACCGCCTCGAGCCGGGCAAGCTCTACCCCTTCGACGTCACCCCCGTCGACCAGCCCCAGTCCGGCCAGGACGCGTCGAAGCTGCTCACCAACGTGCAACAGTTGGTCGAACGGGCTATGCCGGCCGCGTTCAGTGGCGCGGTGGGTGCCGACCAGTCGGGCTACGCCCTCAACCAGGCCGCCTACCTCGCCGGGCTCGCCTTTAACCCGATCGTGAGTAACGCCGAGGTCGCGCTCGCCGAGCGCACTGGCTTCGAGTCCTGGCTGATCGAGAACCGCATCGCCGAGTCGGTCTATGCCTGGGGCGAACAGCCCGGCAAAACGGGTGGCCGAGGCGCCGGCCAGACCAAGGGCTCGTGGCTGCGCATGGACCCCGCCGACCTCGAGGGCATTCACAGGTACACGGTCCGCCTCAGCCCGAGTACGCCGAGCAACGAGATCATCCAGATCAGATCCATCGGCGAGAAGATGCAGCTCAAGCTGATCACCTACGAGGACGCGGTCACCGAGGCGGGCGGCAACCCCGACGAGGTCGAACGGAGTTGGCTGTTGCACGATCTCAAGCAGAGCCCCGAGATCCAGCAGCAGTTGAAGGACGCCGTCTTCCAGAAACTCGGCACCATCCAGGCCAAACGCGTCAACGCCGCCGGCAACCCCAGCCCGGCCGAGATGGCCGGGCTGCAGACCGGCGCGGTCACCAACGTGCCCGGTACGCCCGGCACCCCGCCGTCGGGACCCATGCCCGGCGGCATGCCCCCGAACCCGGTGCCGTCGCCCGGAGCGGGCCTGCCTCTCGCGCCACCCCCTCCCGGCGGTGGTGGGCTGGCCATGCCTCCCGGCGGCGCGCCGGCTGGCAACGTCGTGGTGCCCAATCCGCCGCCCAACATGCTGCCCATGGGACCGGGGCGTTAGATGCCGTCACTGGAAGAGCGGATGCACCATCACCTGCTGTCGTACGAGGAAATGGTGCGGCAAGTACAACTCGAGTACGACCCGACGGTTACCGAGTCCGAGTCGCTGAAGGACTTCAAGCAGTCGCGTGAGGTCCAGGCGGAACTGGTGTACCAGACGGTGGTGAGACTGCACGCCACTGGCAAATGGACCGACGAGGACCTGCTCGAGTTCGCGCGCGCGTGGTGGACGAGGATACATCGCTGATGCCGGGCGAGCCGACTCTCCTCGATAGCGTCTCCACCGACCTCGCGCTGTGGTTGGACCAGGAGTCGACGCGCATCGCCGCGGCCATGGCCCCGCAGGGCAACGCCCCGTTCGCGGCCCAGATCTCCGAGACGGATAAGCTCGAGTATTACCGGGCGCAGCTGTTCAATCCGGACGGCACGCCGAATCTGCAGGGCCGCCAGCAGGAGATGCAGCGCCTCGGGCCGCAGGGGTTCACCCAGGTCTACAAGACGGTGCTGAAGGCGTATCCGCAACTCAGGCTGCCGACTCCGCCCGGCATGCCGAGCGGCCCGGTCACCGAGATGACCCCGCCCCAGGCGCCCAGCGGCGTGCCGGTGCCGGCCGTGCCCCGCGGCATGCTCACGGCTCCGAATCCCAACATCACGCCCGTGGTCCCGTTCGGCGGGTAAGGAGGAGCCATGGCGACCTTTACCGTTCCCATCACCGGTCCTGACGGCGGCAAGGGCACCATCACCGTCAATGCGTCCGACGCGGCCGCGGCGGTCGACAACGCCAAGCAGGGCGGCAACACCCCCACCGGTAGCGCCACCCTCGTCGGCGGCAGCCCCAGCGCTCCGTCCACTCCGGGCAACAACAACCCCTCGAACAACAACAACAGCGGCGGTACTGGCGCCAACATCGCCGCCGGGCAGTTATTGCTGAGCCAGGCCCAGAACGCGGCCACGCAGGCCTACAACAACGCCAAACTGGCCCTCGACACCGACCAGGAGGCGTACCAGAAAGCCGCTCAGGCCGCCGCCACCCTGATCGCCCAGGCCGGTGTCACCGGCACCTACAACGGCATGCCTACTCAGGCAGCCATCAAGCAGGCTGCCGACATCGCCCAGCAGCAGGCGACCACGATGTCGAACTACGCCCAGCAGTTCGGCGTGTGGGGTACGCCGACCTCGGGGCAGCAGACTCTCGCCGCCCAGCAGCAAGGCATCGCTCAGGCTGCCCAGGCTGCCCAGTTGACGGGCTGGTACACCCCGTACACGTATACCCCGCCGACCGCTGTGCCGGGTGCGGCAACGCCCGGTGCGACAACTCCGGGCCAGGCCACTCCGGCCCAGGCCGCTCCGCTCACCCAGGACAGTTACCTCCAGGCGCGTACTGCCCAGTTGCAGCAGATCGGCCAGAGCGCCGCGCAGGCACAGCAGACTGCCCAATCGGAATGGGCACAGGGCTACGCCCAGAGCGGCAACGTCGCTTACGGCATGCCGACCGGCCTGAGCACCGCCGGCGCACCCGCAACCGGAGCAGCCTGGCAGGCCCCCACCTCCGACCAGTGGATGACCGCGCGCGTGCCGCAATTGCAATCCAACGGCATGGGCGTCACCCAGGCGACGCAGACCGCCCAGGCCGAGTGGGCACAGGGCTCCGCGCAGTCAGGCAACGTGGCGTATGGCATGCCGTCCGGGATCAGTTTCACCGCGCCCGCGCCAGCAGCAACCACGCCGGCTCCGACGGGTGCCCCCGTAGACCAGGCGAGCGGGCAGCCGAGCGCGAGCACCCCACCGGGTGTGCCGCCGGGGTGGACCCCCGGTCAGCCGGTGCAGACCCTGGCCGCGTGGCAGGCGCAGCAGACCGCCGCTCAGAACTACCTGACCATGATGGCTGGACTCAGAGGTCCGGCCGATTACGCGAAATATCAGCAGGTTCTTGGAAGCACCCCCGGCGGCATGAAGGATCTCGTGGCGGCCGCGGCTGGCCAGTACATCCCCGGTGGCGGGGCGACCACCGGCGTGCAGCCCACCGCGGTCAACATGAGCAACTTCCTCGGTAGCGCCACTGGCGGCCAGCCCACCGATCCCTCCGGCCAGGCCGCCCTGAACACGCTGGTGGCGCCAAACCAACTTGCGCCGCAAACCTGGAATTCGTTAACGCCTTCGCAGCAGCAGCTCCTCCTCGGCCAGTGGGAATCTCAGGGCTACACCAAGGACGACGCCCAGGCACTGTTCAACCAGAGTTTGCCCAAGTACGCCCCGCAGACGGGCATCGGCGCGGGAACGTTCAAGCTCCAGTAGAACAACATGCCCGATTTACCGGACGTCCCGGAAGACCAGTACCGCCAGTACGAGGCCGACCAGTTCCAGCAGCAGGCCAGCCGTCGGATCGACGGCCTGAGTTTCGAGAATGCGGCGAATTCACGCATTGCCACACTGGAACGTCCACCGTCCAGCGATAGCCTGACCAATCCACTGGGCACCGGGAATATCACCCCATCGCAAGCTCCACCTCCGGAACCCCCGGTCGAGGCTCCCGTCCCGCCTCCGCCCTCCCCAGCCCCCATCGCTCCCCCTGAGCCCTCGCCGCCACCGCCGGACCAACCTCCTCCAGCGGATGTGGTGGGGCCACCTCCACCACCGGTTGTGACGGCACCCCAACCGGTGGTGGCACCGCCTCCACCGACTCCTCCGACTGACTGGTTCGGGAGTGCGCTGAACGCGGCAGCCGGCGCTGGCGCCAACGTCCAGACCTTTGCCAACGACCTGACGTCACGCGTGGCCAGCGGCGGGCAGGACATCATGGGCCACGCCATCAACGCGGTGGCCCAGGCCGGCGGCGACGTGCAGCAATTCGCCAGCACGTTCACTCCACCTCCTCCGACTCCGACTCCGCCTGTGGCCGCGACGGCACTGAGTACGTCGGGGTCGCAGGCGGGGACGGGCGACCTGCAGGCCTACGCGCAGCAGATGGCCTCGAAGTACGGCATCGACCCGCGGGTGTTCGTCGCCCAGATCCAGCAGGAGTCCGGCTTCAATCCGTCGGCCAGGAGTGGCGCGGGTGCCCAGGGCATCGCCCAGTTCATGCCGGCCACGGCTGCCGGCGTGGGCCTCGACCCTTCTGATCCCTACGCCAGCCTGGAGGCGGCGGCCCGGATGGACGCCCAGAACCTCCAGAAGTACGGCGGCGACTGGTCGAAGACGCTGGCTGCCTATAACGCTGGGCCGGGCAACGTCGACAAGTACGGCGGGGTGCCGCCATTCCAGGAGACCCAGACCTACGTCAGGAACATCCTCGGCGCGGCTAAGAGTACGGGGCAGCAGGCGCTGGAAGGGGTGGGCAACGCGATCGGCGGCGCGGCCTCGGCTCTCGGAACCCAGGCGCGCAACGCGATCAACACCGTCAGCCAGTTCGGGGACGCCCAGCTCTCGAGCGATGAGGCCTATTCAGCATGCGGCCCGGCCGCGGCTGTGCGCTTCGCCCAGATGTTCGGGCGCAACCCGACCCTGCGCGAGGCGACCGACCTGGCGAAAACCGTGGGCTGGACGGTGGCCCAGGGCATGGCCGGCCTCGGTTCAGAAAAAGCGCTGATGGACAAGATGGGCGTGCCGACGACGATGGTCGGTCCCGATATCCAGCGCCTGGCGGCCGAAGCCCAGACGGGCAACCCGGTGACCATCAGCACCCAGGGCCACTACTTCACGGCCGATGGGTATGACCCCAATTCGGGCGCGTTCCACGTCGGCCGCAGCGGCCTCGACCTGAAGGGCGGCAGCGAGTGGATGACCCCGGCCCAGATGTCCGCGCTGATGGGACCCGTCCAGGGCGGCCTGCTGGCCGACAACCCACAGGTGCCGGCGCCCAGCACAGCCGACCAGGGCTCGAACCCGCGGGGTTTTCTCGATCGCGCGAAGGACGCTATCGGCGGTGCCTTCAGCGCGGTGGGCACCGCCGTGCAGCAGGCTGTCCCGTCGTCGCTCGGGACGGCCGACCATGACGTCAATCGTCTGGACAACGCGGTGCAGCAAGCCTCCAGCCTCAGTGCCGCGGCGGACACCATGGGCATCATGGAGCCCGTGGCCAATCCGCCGACCCCGTCGGACTCGCTGACCAACCCCCTCGGTACGGGCAACCTCGCGCCGCCGCCGAGTCCGGTCGATCGGTTGAAGAGCGCGTTCGGGGATTTCATCGATCAGATGCAGGGTCAGGGCCAGGGCGGTGTCATGACGGCCGCTCAACAGCCCACGCCCAGCGACACGCTGACGAACCCCACGCGCTCCACGGTGATGCCCGCGGATCGAAGTCTTCAGCCATCGACGCCCGGTCTCACCGAGGGGCCAATTCCTCCAGGCATCCCCATCGTGAGCGGCGCGGGCAACCTCGCCGCCAACGCGATCAACACCGTTGGCGATGCGGTCAAGGCCAACATTCAGAACGATCCCAGTCTGCTGGCGCAGGTGGTGCGCGCCGTGGCTGGCGGGGAAAGCTCGACGGCGATTCAGCGTGATCTGATGGCCAAGTACGGCACCTGGATTCCCGACGACCGCTTCACGCCAGAGGACCGAGATCGAGCTGGCAGTCTGGCGATGCTCGTCGGCGGTGCGGAGATGGGCGGCGCAGGCGATGCTGTCGATGCCCTGGGCAACAAGATCAAGCCGCTCGAGGAGCAAGCTGCCCAGTTGGCCGGCCGTACCCTCGAGGGAGGCGCGGGATTGCTGGGGCTCGGCCAACCAGCGGCATCGCCCGCAGCAGCAGCGAGTGCTTCCGCGACGCCGAGCCTCGAGGACTTCCTGCGGACGGCGCCGCGTGCGGATGACGTGGTGCCGACCCAGACGGTCGATCAGCTTGCCCAGAATCTGCGCACACGCACGGGACCGCCCGGCATCAGCATCGAGCGCGGCTACATGGGTATCCCTGGCGGCCCCGAGGTCGCCGACACCGGTACGCGGTACGTGGTCTCGCGCAATGCCCAGGGCGAGCCGGTCGGCGTGCTCGAGATGCATATCGATCAACCGAGTGGGCAGCCCGGGCTGCTGCAGGTCGCGGTCGATCCAGCCTATCAGCGGCAGGGCATCGGCACCGCGCTGTACAAGGCGGCGCAGGACGCCGGGTTCGATGTCGAGGCGGCCAGTGGCGCGGGCGGCTACACCGACGCGGGCGCTCGCTTCGCCTACGCACGCCGTTACCCGTCGGCAGACAGCGCCCAGGCCGCGGGCGTGCATCCACTCACCACCGTGGATCCGGTCGCGGCCCAGGCTGCTCATCCGTCCAACAGCGCCATGCCGCCCGAGTCCGCCGTGGCCAACCAGGCCGTCCATCAGGTTGGCGAGACGTCCGCTGCAGCCGGCACGCCCCTCGATCGAATCAACGCCATGTACGCGGCGCCGAAGGGCGGCGACTCGATCCCCCAGCGCCTGGCAAACGCCCGTACGGCGATCGTGCGGGCATTGACCGATCGCGGCGTCGACATCGCCCAGGCGCAGCAGGCCTACGCTAAAGCCCTTGGCCGTCCGCTGAACGCGGACGAGATGATGTACGAGCTGAGCCGCCTGCAGCCGGGACCGGCGGCCGAGACGCGCCTGCAGCAGGGCCTCGCGCCAGCCATTCGCTCGGTCGGCGACGACTACCAGGCGTTGCGGAATTACGTCACCGCCCGGTCGAACATCCAGGTGGCCGACGGGGTCGGACAGGACCTCGTGCGGAACCTGGCCGATACCCAGGTGCCATCCAACCTGACAGACAAAGTCAACAGCGCGCAGACGAGCCTGCGCGGGCGTCAGGCAGCGCTCGAGCGTTTGCAGGCCGACAGTCTGCCAGACGACGCCAGGGTGGCCGCCGCGCAGCGCAGCGTCACCTCCGCCCAGCGCACCCTGACGCGCGCCCAGTCAGCGGTCGAGACCGCGCGGCAGGCCGTGCTCGACAGTGCCAGCCGCAGCGGCGCCGAGGCCACGGCCAACCGCATGTTCTCGGGCGGGGTCAACAAGGCCGACAGCGAGGCGGCCATCCAGCAGATCCAGCAGGAGCTCGGCCCAGAGCGGTTCGCCAGGGTGCAGGCCGCCGCCGATCAGGTCTCGGAGTACGGCCGCACCCTGCGCCAGCGGCTGGTCGACTCGGGCGTGCTCAGTGCCGACCAGGCCGACGAGATGGCCAGCAAGTACCCCGACTGGGTCAAGACCCGCATCCTGCAGCACATGGACGACGCGAGCGGTGGTGGCCAGGCGAGCGGCACGGGGATCGGGCTCGGCTCCCGCGACGTCCATGCCTACACCCAGGCCGGCACGGTCGCCGCGCGGGAGGACCCGCTGGCCTCGATGGTCGCCTACACCCACCAGGTCGAGAAAATGGCGATGAAGAACGACACCTTCAACGCCGCGGTCAAACTGGACCAGGCCAGTCCCAGCCCGCAGCTCCGCCCCGTGACAGGCGACTTCCACCCGACCAGCGACCAGGCGACCGTGCAGGGCTTCATCAATGGCCAGAAGCAACGCTTCGTCACCGACAACAAGGCCCTGGGGCAGGCAATCGAGGGCGCCCACCAGACCTCGCTGCCGAAGTTTATGACTGCCTGGGCGAACGTGTTCCGCAACGTCGCCGCCAGTCGCAACCCCGCGTTTGTCGCCGGGCACGCGAGCTTCACCATCCCGCAATACATTTTCCGCCAGACCGCGCTCGAGGGCGGCCCGCAAGCCCTGCCGCGCGTGTTGAGCGAACTGGTCAAGGGGTACGGGGACGTCTTCCAGGGGATGCTGCAGGGCAAAACGCTGGCCGAGGCTGGCGAAGGCACCCAGCAGTTGCTGCTGGGCGGCGGCGGCCAGTTCGGAGCGCTCAGCGGCAGCAGCCAGGACGCGGCCAGAATGGTCGAGCAGATGCGCGGCATCCCGATCAACTCCGCCGCCGGCGTGCGGACCCTGATGAAGGACCTGATCACCCTCAAGCCGGTCGAGAATCTCGTCAACCGTGTCGACTACGGCCCGCGCGTGGCGGCCATGCGCCTGGCCGAACAGCGCGGCATGAACCCGGTGCAGGCGATTGTCGCGGGACGGGACGCGACGATCGACTTCAACCGCGGCGGCACGGCGACGCGCCTGCTGTCGCAGATGATTCCGTTCCTGAATGTCGGCGTGCAGGGTCCGCTCCAGGTGGCGCGTACCTTCCAGAGCAACCCGCGCGCGGCGATCTTCACGGCCGGCTCGTTGATCGGCATGCCCACCGTCGCGGCCGAGATCTGGAACAACGCCGACCCGCAGCGCGCGAAGGACTACGCCGACGTGCCCAAATACATCAAGGACCAGGGCATCGTGATCATGCTCCCGACCGAAGCGCCCGTCGACGCTCGAGGCGACCGCCACCCGCAGTTTGCCTGGATCAACACCCGCAACTGGTCCCCGTTCGTGTCGATGGCGCGCGAAGCGACCGACCGCGCCATGGGCAAGGACACCGGTAGCTGGCAGGACGCTGCCGGTTCGATGCTGGCCGGTGCTCTGCCGGTGCAGGCCACTGGCCCGGCGGACCTGGCCCAGAAGATGGCGCTCAGCCTGCCCGGGGTGCAGACCGCCGCTCAGCTCGCGCTGAACAAGGATTTTTACCGTAACCGCGACATCGTCACCAACCGCGCCGACGTGGCCGCCAGCCCGACGGCCAAGTGGCTGACTCCCGCCGCGCAGGGACTGGCCGACGTGGTGGCGCCCGGCTCGACGGCGCGGCCCTCGGCGATCGACTTCGCCATCCGCAACATCGGCGCCGGCACCGCGACCGCCGGGCTGAGTGCTACCGACATGGCGCTCAAGAGCGCCGGCTACGGCCCGGCCCAGAAGCCCAACCAGGCTGCCGCGGGGCCGTCGACCATCCCGGTGCTGGGCAGTGTGGTCGGCCGTTTCGTGCGCGGCAACACCGGCGAGTCGCTGCAACAGGCGCGTCAGGCAGCGCTCACCCCGTCGGCCACCCAGCTCTTGCGCGACGCCGGGGTGCAGTACACCCCCACCCCGGTGCCGAGCACGGTGCAGGGCATCCCCCTGCAACTGGACGAGGAGACGCAACTGCAGGAGACCGCCAACCGCTATGTCGACGACTTCATCCACCGCACCGCTCAGACGGCAGGCTGGCAGCGAGCCACGCCGGCCCAGCGCCAGACCATGATCGAACAGGCAGTCAACCTGGGCCACCAGCGTGCCGAAGGCGAGATCCTGCGCGCCATTCCGGCCGAGGAGCGTCGTGCCCGTCTGGCTCAGGCCTTACCCCAGCGCGGCGCGGCGTCAGCGGCCGCACAGGCGTGGATGAACCCCTAAGGAGCCCGTATGCCGCCAGCAGCCCAGCCCGCCACCTCGTCTTCCAGCCCCGCTGATCCGTTCGACCCGTACACGACGCCGATCAGTCCGCTCATCGCGCACCTGACGGAGCAGCACGGGTCAGTGCTGGGCACGCCCTATAACACCAATCCGACCATCCCGAACCCCAGCGCGTTGCCCGGTGAGTCGAAGGACATCCCCAATCCGAACCCGACGTATCGCTATGTCTTTGCGGACGGCACCGTGCTGGAAGCGACCTCGACCGGCGACGTCTCCACGCTGAATGAGAAGACGCCGACCACCACCCAGACCCACCCCAACGTCACGGGCGCGGACGGTTCGGTGTACGTCTGGGATCCCAAAGCCATCGACCCGACCACCCAGAAGCCGGGTACCTACACGAAGGCGCCCGGCCTGCCGTCGGGCGAGGCGAAGCCGACCGAGGGAGCCAAGCGCGCAGCGGTGGAGGGCGGCCGCAACGTCGAGCAGACGTACTCGGGCGGCCAGTGGGTCACCACCTCGGTCGGCAGCAACGCGACGCCAGGCGCCGCCGTCGAGGGCGCCACGCGCGACATCGTCGACAGCGGCCGTTACGTCACCCAGACCTACCAGAACGGGCAGTGGGTCACCACGAAGGTGGGCGACAACGCGATCCCCGGCGCCCCGAAGGCGGGCGACAAGCGGCCCTCGGTCGACGGTGGCCGCTACGTCGAGCAAACCTACGACGGCACCAGTTGGCGCACCACCTCGGTAGGTGACTCGGCCATCCCCGGCGGAGGTACGGAAGGGCAGAAGCGGCAGGTGGTCGAGAACGGCCGCAACGTCACCCAGACGTTCCAGAATGGCGCATGGACGACCACCGGCATCGGGGAGTCGGCCCTGCCTGGCGCGGCCAAAGTGGGCGACACACGGCAGTCCATCGAGAATGGCCGCAACGTCGAGCAAACCTATGACGGCACGACCTGGCGGACCACCGGTATCGGCGCCAATGCTCTGCCTGGCGCGGCCAACGAAGGCGACAAGCGCTCGAACGTCCAGGGTGGTTTTACCGTGGGCGAGGTGTACCGCAACGGTCAGTGGATCGTCGACCCGAGCGTGCCGCCGACCCGCTTCACGCCCCAGGACCCGACCGTCATCAGCGCGCCGTCCACTCAGGCCAACATCGCCACGATGCAGAACGGCCAGATCAGCACCCAGACCAATCCGAACTTCATGCCGACCACCACGGCCGAGGTGGCGCAACGGGTGACTCAACTGCAAAGCGCGGCGCAGCAGCAGCGCGACGCCCTGGCAGACAAGCAGCGGTCGGGGGCGATTACCGCCGACCAGGCCGCGCAGCAATTCGATAGTTGGTGGTCATCTAACGTCGAGCCGCAGAAAGCCGTGCTGGACGCGGCCCAGCGCACGGCCCAGACGACTGAGCAGCAGAAAGCCGAAGAGGCCAACCGCGCCAACTACGCCACTGCCATGGGCGCCGGCCAGAACGCGGTGCAGGCCCAGCAGGCACTGATGCCGTACATGGTTGGCCCCGGCTTCGGCGCCGCGCTGAACAACATCCAGAGCGCGTATGCCAGCGGCAAGGCGCCGGGCAACATCGACCTGGGTTCTGCGGTGACGTTCCAGCTCCCCGACATGCAGGCCCTGGCGACTCAAGCCACCAACCAGGCACTGGCGCATATCTCGCCGACGGCGGCCCAGAACATGGGCCAGGCGACGGGTCAACAGGCCAATCCCCAGATGGCCCAGATGCCCCAGGGCATGGACATCAACCAGCAACTGAACCGCACCAACTACACCCCGACCACGACCGTGGCCCCGGATGGAACGGTCACCGTCAGCCACCAGAATCAGGCCCCGCCGCAACCGACCCCGCAGCCCCAGGTCCAGCAGCACCCCTTCTACGCCGGCCTGCAGCAGGGGTACGGGGCCGCGCCGCAACAGGATTTCCGCGGTCTCGCGCAGGGAGCCGTCATGCCCCCGTACCAACCGAGTTTCTGAGGATCGATTACGATGCAACCAGCAGCACCAGAGCCTTCGGCCGTCGAGCCATCCGCGGATGTCCAGGCAGGCGAGGTTTCTTCCGAGCAGAGCCGACCAGCTTCCCGCACCTTCCTACAGCGGTTGTTCCGCAACGGACGGGGGAGCCAGGAGCTCGAGCCCGAGGAGCAACCCGAGCCTACGCCCCAGACGTCCAGCGCGATCACGCTGACGCAGGAGGAGCTCGATCGTCGGATCCAGGCTGAGACGGATCGCCGCGAAGCCAAACGCGCGACCCAGGCTTCCGCCGAGCGACGCCGCAAACTCCGTGACGAAGACCCCTGGGCCTTCGCCGAGGAGGAGCGCAAAGCCGAGCAGATCGCTCACCTCGACCAGCAGAACGGCGAGATCCTCGGCAACATCGGCGCCACCCACGACCGCTTCACG